GTAGTTAGGAAGGATAATAATGAGTGAAATAAAATATAAAAACCACACAATAAGAGTAATTGATTGGATTGGTAATAAAGATATGGCTAAATACACAGGAGAAATAGAATATCCTAATGGAGAATATAGTTACTTTAGTAGCAATACATACAATGGGATTTTATACGAAATTGAAATGGCTAAGAAACAAATAGAGGAGCAAGAATGAGTAGTTTTACAGAAAAAACAATATGTGTTGAATGTAAATCTACCAACGCATACCAGGAACATTTTAAAGATGACGAGGTTGGACACATTATAGGTTGTTTTGATTGTGGATATTATGATGTGTTAAGAGAAAACCCTGACACAGATAAAGTTATTGAAAAATACCAGGGATATAAACATTGGTATAGACAACAAGACCAGGAGGTCAGGAATGAAAAATAACGAGGGCCTCCAGGTAAGTTTTGACGACAAGTTGAAACTAAAAACTCAAAAACAAACATTCAAGCATAAGTATCATCAAGAATATAATTTTACACTTGATGACATTCAAAAAAGAAATGATTTTTTCAAAAAGGAGAAACAGGAATGAGTATGACAAAACAAGAATTAGCAATATATTTCGGAGAAAGACGAGGTGTTAATGCAAAACCTAAAGATTTAAAAATAGTGGGTAATTGGATTTTTTGGAGAAATCCTGAATGGGCCGAGGAATACCCTGATGACATAGAAGCATATCGTTATCCCTGTGGAGATATTGCCGAATGTTATGACGAAATACGCATAAGTAAAACACCATTCAATAGGGATTTAGACCCTGGAGAATTAAAACAAGTAATTAATAATTTAGATAAAAAGTATAAAAAATATTCAGAGAAATTGAAATGGCTAAGAAACAAATAGAGGAGATTAATAACCAATGAGCAACACAATAGACAATCACATAGAATTTGTAGGAACAAATTCACAAATAGAAGAACTTCTAGCGTTCTTAATACACACAAAAAGCAACATACAAACTAATGAAATGGTTTCTATGACAGGAGATATAAATGTTGACATTACGATAAATGGAGTATTGGCCCTTACATTTATGACTGAAAATTCTCCTGCTGATTTGCTAGTTAGGGCAATTAACAATCATTTTCCTAAACTAAAAATTGAGGGTGGATTTCATTTTGATAA